GTTCGCAACAATGCAACATAATCATCATAGGGTTCTGTTTTGTCGTCAGAGAAACCGCCCAGTGCGTACTTCCAAATTGTCCAAAGTTTAATCATCATATATTGTTACCTTGCTATCATACAGTCCGTATTTGCCACGGTCAGTTATTATTTCATAACCATTAAATTCTACTACTTTTTCTACCCCAATTTCAAGTATTTCTCTATAGACCGCTTTTAGAGTGGGGTAGGAAGATTTTTGAAATTTATGTCGTTTCTTTTTTGTTGCCATTACATTCATTACATTCTATAGAATTGATGACCATCGGTTTCGTGAACCATGGTGTACTCATAGGTCCATTTTGGCATTCGCTTCACAAGTTTGGAGTTCAGGTAATGTGTCGCGCCCTTGGTAGGGTCTTCGCTTTGTCCGGTAAGGACTTGAAAAGCAAGAGTTTGACATTCTTCCCAAATTATAACATTGTTATGAATGGTTCTGCCTTGATTGTCTGTTAGTTTAATTTCGTCTGTTTTGCCGTCGCAATACCAACTGAACTGACACATATTGCGCACTGGATAAACCTTTCCCGTATTAGGGTTCAGACGATGTATTCCTTGGAAGACAACTGAGCAAACATTGTTTGGATAATCTTTATGCTTGACTCTATTTTTCGTGACGTGCGCCACTGCTAATTTATCTCTATTGCTGGTGCCTCTTGACTCAAACCAGATGTTCAAGGCAAGGCATTGAACCTCTCTCGCATCAACATCAGGCACAGGCGGTTCGACTGTTTCTACAATCTTTGGTTGTTCAGGAACGACAACAACTTCCGCTGGTTTAGTTTCTCTATCTTCTAAAACAAGGAATGCAATTAACCCGCCGTTTATTGCAAAAAATGCGACAGTCAAAAATAATATAATAGAAAAGGAGTTATTTGTCATGATCATCTTCTTCCTCAAGTTCTAACTCGTCAAGACGCTGTTCTATGATGGCATCCATCTTTCCGAACTCTCTTCCATCACCAAACCCAACCACATACCCTCTGCGCACACCCCATGAATGCGCAAAATACATACAAGCCAGCGTCAACACTGTTTGCCAAAAAGGTGTCATACTTGTATATCTCCAAATCTTTCAGAAGAGATTCTTGATCCGGAATCTGAATTGTCAAACACAGGACCAGTATCTTCTTCTATTCCCTTTGGTGTCATACTCTCGTCAACATCATAGAATTGCATTTTTGCTTTATTAACGCCCAAAACAAAACGCTTCTTTTTGTTGAGATCAGCATAACGGTTCTTCAACTGAATAAACATCAGTTGCCCTAGTTCTTCCAACTCATCGTTGGTCACGAACACGCCAAGGAAATCAGCAGTGGCAGGCAACCCAAAACTTTCTGCAGTATCTTCCATTCCTGGATCAGAACTGGTGTAACCGCTTCGGTTTATTTGGGTTGCTGACACGATGGGTAAATCGAATTCGACAGCAAGACCACGAACTTCTTCAGCAATTGATTTAACATAGGTGTATGAGTTTACTGCACCGCCCATGCTTTTAATTCGAGAAGAGGCACAAATATTTAGGTAATCAATGAAAATGATGTCAGGGATAAACTCTTTCTTGAGTTTGAGTTCGTTCAGCAATGCTCGAAAATGATTGACATGCGCCTGAGAAGTTGGATATTCTTTGATGATAAGTTTACCTTGTGTTTTCTTGGCAATTTTATCCATCTTCTCAAAGTATGTGTTCTTGGGCAACTCATACAGGTCATCAATATTAACATCCATCAGGTTGGCGTCAATACGTTCAGCAATGCGTTCCTCTGCCATCTCTAAAGTAATGTAAAGAACATTCTGACCTTGCGATAAACAAGCAGCAGAATGGTGACACATGAACGCAGACTTACCAACACCTGGACCTGCCATTACAACATTAAGGGACTTAAACGCAAACCCGCCCTTTGTGATTTCGTTGAAGGAATCTAGATCAAACGGAACACGCGGATGCTTCTCATGATAGAAACTGTATCGTTCCTCAACGTTTTCAATATAGTCGTGACCAACATTGCGGTCAAAGGAAACGCTGAGCGCCTTTGTTAGCAGATCAGGAATTGCCTGCCTTGAAAGAGAATCATGCTTACCATCATAGATCTTGATTGATTCCATGATGGCATTATAAGCAGAACGATCTTGACACCAGTGTTCTGTTTCTTCGGTCAACCACTTTATGTTTTGTTCCTTTTCCTTGAACAACTCAGGAAGCAAGTTGGAAACTTCTGCGAGCTCGCTCTCGCGAAGGTTGGACTTTTCAATCTCAATCTTGAATGCTTCCAGACTTGGCAGTTCATTGTATTTGGCAACATACTTGCCAACCATAAGGAACAGGTCTTTGTAGACGCCAGTGAAGTATTCTTTGTTGATATATGGAATAACCTTTCGCGTATACTCGTCGTTTACCAACAAATTATTCAGAACAAGTTTCTGTATGCTATCGCTCATTTACTATTGCACCATCATCATCTTCAAGTATAGAACCCAACACATCTCCAACACAACGTTGTAGTTCTGTGTTGTCTGGAGTCAAGTCACCGTCTGGCGTGTTTTCAATTTCAAACGCAAAATTTAAATTCTGCGTATGTTCATTATAAGACAAAACAATTCCAAATACAACCGTTTCAACAAACTCGCCTTTTAAGAATCGAATGCCCCAATCATTATCATTAAGAGGCACCAGTTGGTAATCTTCGTTCTCAATCAACTTCATTCAATTTCCTCTTCTGGAACGACTTCTATTTTGGTACCAGAATCTAGAACGTAGATTGATTTGACAAAATCTTTAAATGGGTCATACTGTAGTAAATCGTCAAAGTAACCAGTTTTGGTTATGTCTGTCTTTCTTATTCTCTTTTCTTTCATTTCTCCCGTTTCAAGGTCCATAAGCTGATAGAAACCCTTTGTGGGGGAATTTATAAACCCGCCAGCTACTGCCATATCAAACAAACCGCTGTACTTGTCGAGCCCGCCAGAAAACGTCACAGTAATTGGTATCTTTGAGTTTTCTTTAACAAACCTAGACTTCTCCACCTTTATGATGAACTCATATCCAGAAACATCTGCACCATCTTTTAACTGTCTACGGCCAATAAAGAAAACCTGATTCGCCGAATAGTAAATTCCTGTGCCACCAGACATTATGTCTTTCGGATACATACCAATTTCCTTGTATGTGTGGTTAACACATAACAAAGGGATGTCTTTGGTGTTCAGATATGGTGTTACCATTCGGAACAAACCCTTCAAGGCTTTTGCGCGGGTCATATCGGCAACAGACTTTTCGTCCAATGCGTCTTCAAGTTCTTTCTTAGACGCCAAATTACCGACAGAGTCTATGAGAATAAACACTCGATCGCCCTTCTCCATAGAATCTAATTGTCTAATGATATCAAATTTTAATTGTTCAACATGTTCAATCGGTGTGTGTAAGACACGATCAGTATCAATATCAAAATTTTCTAGATATTGTGTTGTTATTCCAAACTCGGTGTCATAGAGCAAACAGACAGATTCAGGATATTTATCCATATACGCTTTGGCAAGGACCAAGGACATATTACTTTTATACATTTTTGATGGACCCGCCAACACAGTCAATCCGCAAGAAATGCCTCCATCCAAAGAACCGCTCAATGCTACATTAAGGGCTGGCACTGGTGTGGTGACCAAATCTTTAGTTCTAAAATGATCGGATTCCGAAACAACCTGTGAAGACTTCACAGTTGATGTTTTTTTCAATTTATTCATTAATGACATACATTTTTCTCCTTATTTCACCTTCTGACAAAACAACTGCTTTGCCTTTGTTTATCCAATTGCTTATTGTTGCTCGAGTCACATTAAGAGATTTTGCAGCAAGAGTACAACTATCATACTCTATTCCGTCTATTAAAACAACCTTTTGCATCTTTCTAGAGTGTTCTTTTCTATATTCATCAGAAAACATGCCAAGTTTTTTGCTAGCAGTACTTTCGCCTCCTCTCTTTCGCGCTTCTTTCTTTTTTTCTTCTGTCATAGAAAACATACCCAATTCGTTTTTATGACACGCTTTTCCACCGATGGAACCGACTCTGCTTTGCGAATTCTGATACTCGTCAGGATCGTTTTCTTTTCGTTTCTTATGACTCATTTTTGCTGCGAAAGAAGCATCTTCTCGCCTCTTGAATGGAGATGTGTGGGGATTCGACTTACCCATTAAAAGGTATGCACTGAGGTTTCCTTTAACCCCAGTCATTTTATACCTTAGAAGGTGCACAAGTCTGTGTTCTTTATGAGTTAGTTTGACAGTAAAACCTTCATATAAACCTCCTTCGCACTTAGGCGTTATATGGTGGTTTTCATAATAAAGATTTTTGTGTGGGGTTCTACTTTTGGCGCGATGAATAATATCATCGTGAATGATTTGATAATTCATTTGTTTTCCTTTGTTGGTTGTTGACTGTTTTACTTGCCGGAGTCGCCGGAGTGCTATTATTTATATAACCAACAATTTCAACTCTTGTCTGCCCTTAAATGGAATTTCTATAAACGTATTCAATTGCGCTGGTTGCTTCAAGTTCGAACGGCCTATTAGCATACCAATTTCCTGTCTCTATATCAAGTTCTTTACATAGAGTAGCAATTTCATTGGCAGTAATAGGATATTCTTCTTTGATGGCGTTACCTGCAATGGCCACCATGATCTGATACATTTTATGATACCAACCTGTACCAGTAATTGCTCGGTATTCGTTTGCTAATTTTTTAGGGAAGAAGGGGCAATCTCGGTATCCTGACCAAGTAATGCTTCGATTGGTCATCTGGTCTTTACGATGTTGTATAATCTCTTCTCGTAATCCTTCGGGTAGACTATCCAGAAAACTGTTGCCTGTCTTTTTGATGAACTCGTGTTTCTGCATGATAACAGCAGGATCCATAATGGTATCCACATCGTTCTTGAAAAAGAAATTGAACGCACCTTCATAATCAGCAGGTATGTAGAACATGCGCGAGGCATCTTTTGTTTGCGGGTCACCCAGTTCCTTGAGTTCTTTGTTAAGAGCAAACCAGAAGTGAGAGATTTTCTCAGCAGGTACTGTAGATGTCAGCGGGAACACCAAACGAAACTTAGGTTGCTCAGGAGAGGAACTTGCTGTTGAGTAACAAATATAACGGTGCTTCCCGATGATACGCTCCAGATACTCTGAAAGGTTTTTATCTCCAGGAATCGTAATATCATCAACATCAACAGCGCACCATTGAGACCATTCAACCACATTAGAGTTTGCTCGAGTTTTACCTTCCTCATAAACTGCTGACGACAGCAGTTGCGCCTTTGGTTTGGTGTTGGGCACTCTTGAGAGATTGAACAGAAACTTCTCAAACTTTTCTAGCGTTGATATGTCTAATGTTTTGCTGGTATCTGTATCAAATATGTTATTGTATATTGTGATATGATAAGTCACGCAGTTCCCCAGAATTTTGCGTTCTCAGGAAGAAACTCGCTCCAGTTAGTATCAAACCAACAATTATTTGGTGCGGATGTAAACAAAGGGGCAATATCACTTGGACTATAACCAGCATACCCACAACCAATTTGTGTTACCTTGAAAACAAGGTCAGGGTTAAATTCAGCATATTCAATGAATCTGTGGACAGATTCACCAATGTGTGAGAGAGATAAAACGTTAAAGTTTTCATCCTTAGTTGGTATTGCATACGCCAAACCAGTTCTTCCTTCGCCAACTCCTGGTGCAGCACCAAAGGTCAATCTTGCAGTCTGGGCCGCACCCGCGCCATGAATACCTGCTTTATTAGAACCAAATACAAAAATAAACATCACATAAATCCTTCGAGAGTTGATACCTCTTCGCTTGTCCATCCTATAGGGTCCAAAACCAACCGAAGCGGTTTTAGAAAAGTCGTTTCGAACATTTTACTATAATCTATGTGTCTATTCAAATTGAACTCTGATGGAAGTTCAACTGGAAACGAAATGATGTCCTCTTTGATCGGGTTAGGAAATTTCAAATAGATGAATTTTATCTTCTCCCCGTCTTTAATCAGATCATATCTGTTTGTCAGTCGATTCTTTTTCAGGTAATGGTTATACAACACTGCACCGCGTGAATGGACAGGAATGCCTTTACCCTTGGTGTATATTGTTTTACGGTCAACCCATTTACTGACGCTGTTGACTGTTCTTGGGAATGCCACGTTCTCTGCAGGTTGTTGCTTAAAATCCCTTTCGAAATCTGCCACAAACTTATGGAGTATTGACTGATCGCCTTCAAGGATCACTTCAAACGCCTCTTTCATTTTGTCGCGACAAACCTGCGGCGTGGAGGACTTGATTGCCTCAATGCCCATAATCTTCAGTTTTGGTTTGTCGTACCGAACGCCCTCATTATCATGAACACGCAGAATGTATCTTTTCTTGGCAGTCCAGATACCACGGTCAGCAATAACCTCGCGTTCCATATTCATACGATTGACATAAGCATTTGTTTCTTCTGCCAACAGTTCCATCTCTTTTGCAAGATGACTAACAAACTTACCTTCGGCAGACGCAAGGAAGTCTACAGTAGATTTTGGTTTTACCATCTCAACCAATGGATCCATATTGACATAAATTGAGTCAGTATCAATTGCAATCACATAATCTTGCTCTGTTTTGAGAACGCCATTTAGGTATTCGTTCATTGCTTTTTCAGCGCGTTTGATTGCCCGTTGACCAGACAAAGTGACAGACTCTGCCAACACAGGATCAAAGTAACGGAAGTGCTCGTTCGCAACTGCGCCATACAAAGAGTTTAACAGAATTTTAATTGCCATCTGCTGGGCATTCGCAATACTGTGTACGTTTTCGAGTTCAGCAGTTACACCATCTTTCATTTTATTTTCAGCATCAATCATTTTACGTTTCGCCTCACGACGATCGCCATAGAACTCTTTGATTACTGTTGGGAAAATACCTTCAAAGTCTTTACGAAACCTTGCTGTGTTTGCAGTAATACAGGCATTATCGGCGACTGTCATATCAACCATGGTCTCTGGTGACATATTGTACTGCAGCATGATGTTTGGGTACAGAGACTCAAAGTCGAATGACATAATATTCTTTAACAAACCAAGAACAGGTTCCTTCACATATCCGCCTTCAATGGAAACCTTGAGAGGGCTGCCGCTTTTTAAAGGAGGCGCCATGTTTCTCTTTTTCAGCGCGTTGTAGATAACGCAATCCCAGATACCTGTCGTACCAAACGCATCTTGGAAGTTGCACTTTGCCTTGAACGCAAGTTGGTAAACCAGTTCAATAAGTTTCAGTTTCTGCTCTAGTTTATCAACCAGTTCTACGTCGCGGATGTTGTAGTCGATGAACAATTGAAAATTTTGTTCATACAACCCATGCAACGAACCATACTCTTTCTTGTATTCAATCTTATGTGCACCAAGGACAACCCAGGAGATATGATCAAGAGAATATTGTTCTTGCGCTCCCCATGTAAGCACACCAAATTTTTTGAATAGGTCTTGGTAGTCTAGTTGCGCAATACCAACCAACTCATAGTATTGTTCTTCCTTGCCGTGCATACCAAATCGTGTGCGTTGGTTGATAAGACCCCAAGGAGAAAGTTTTTTGGCGGACTCAGCACCAACTAATTTTGTTATTCGATTAACAAGGTATGGTATATCAAAGAATTTAGAATTCCATCCGGTAATAACATCAGGAGTATTGGACTCGCTAGACCACCAATTAGTAAAAGAAACAAGGAGATCAACCTCGGAAGCACACTTAAAGTAAACAACATTATTTTGTTTAACCTCATAATCTTTCAGCCCCCAAACATAGAACACATTATCAATGTTGTTCTTGGCTGTGATTGCTGTGACTTGCTCGTTTGCCTCATCGGGTTCAGGGAAACCGTTTGCCGACCAAACCTCAATGTCAATGGTGGTTGCATTAATCTGCTCTGTGTCAATTCCTGCAAGACTCTTTGGAAACGCTTCTGATATGAACTGATAAACGTTGTTTTCAATTCCATAAATCTTGAAGTTTGAAATGCCCTTGTACTGTTTACGGAAGTCTGTTGCTTCCCGCATGCTTCCGAACTTGATGGGAGAGATTGGTGCTCCATAAAGGGATTTATATTCGGTGGGGTTTTTTCTGTCTTCAACAAACAGCGTTGGTTTAAATTTAACTTTCTGGTTGAAACGTTCGCCGTTTTTGTAACCACGAACCAGTAAGTCGTTGCCTTTACGATCTACGTTTGTATAAAATATCATTCAATAATCATACCTCAAAGTTGTTCCATATTCAAGGTTGGCGAGAGGTTTT